CCCTCCTTATTTATCGGTTAAAAGAAATTCAACAGCAGCATCCATCGCATTTCTGCCACTTTTGTTACTGATGCTTGCAAGGGCTTTTTGCCTTTGCCGTTTTGATGATTGCTTTTTCGATTTAGGCGCATTCGTCTTGATCATTCTTGGAGCCGATTTGGTCTTCTTTGCGGCAGCGGGTTTTTTCGACATCAGCTCGTCGTACAAGTACGCTTTCCTGATCATCGCCACTGCCCTTGCGTCAGACACGCTTTGCAGCTCTTCGGGCGAAAACCCTTGTCGCTGCGCGTAGGTGACAACAGCGCTTTTCTCCTTTGTTGCCACCTCATCGTTTAGCCATTCTGGAATTAGCTCGCGCATACGTTCATGCTGGACAGCCAAGTCTTTCTGGGCTGCGGTTTGCAATTCAGCAAAGTGTTCATCGTGAACACGTTGTCGCTCGACAGCGACTTGTGCCAGTGCATCTTTACGATCACGGGCCAAATCTTTCTGCCGCGTATATTCAAGCGGGTCTTCCGAATATAACTGTTCCCAGTATTCCGGGGTCGGCTCACCTTGATTGAGCGATTGCTCTAAAGTTTCAAGCTGGTCGGCGTAGTTTTGACGCTGCGCCTGCACGTTTGCCAGTTCTGCTTCGGCAGCTTTACGCTGCTCGGCAAGTTGCTGAGTCTTACGTGTGTAGTCGGACTGCCGCATATAGCTGTTTGTCAGCTCAGATAACGGCACATCAATTTCCTCATCACCCACACGAATGCGGTGAGTTGGCTCTGTTGATGTTTCCTCTACAATTACCTCGTCATCGGCGTCCTCTTCGTCGGCTTCATCGTCATCGATGTCCTCAGAATCAGAGTCCTCTGCTTCGGCCTCGACCTCCACCTCTTCGGCTTCGGCTTCTGGCTCTTCAACGACTTCTTCATCGTCCAGAGCCTCTAGCTCCTCGCGCTCTTCAACCGTATCCCCTTCGGGGGTATCTTGCGCTAGAAGTATATCGACTGCACTCTCTGTCGATAATAGTGAAGTTCCCTCAACGGGGTTTTCTTCTGCCATAATTTTCTCCAATGAAATAAAGACTGCCCGAAGGCTTAGTCATCACTTAATCGTGATTAATGGTAGCGGCCTTCCTTTGCCGCTGAAATTTGATCTGCCGCCATCCTGCCGGTCAGTGCTATGGACTCGACGTGGCTTTGTATTTCTTCAAGAACAGCAACGCTGACATGCAGGCGTTCACGCTTTTCAAATTCGTCTACGCTAGTCAGTGTCCATTGCTCTATGTAATGCTCTCGCAGAGCATCAAAAGCTTCCTGGAAAACATCATTACGAAGCAGCTCGCCAGCTTTATTGCCGCGAGCGATTTCCTCTTCAGAGTTCGCCATTATTGTCTCGGAATATTGCTGCTAATATCGCTGCCGGTAGCGGCCTCGATGCTGCGGAGCTGCGCCTCAAATTCCATTTCCTGTTTGCGAAGCTCAAACTTCATCTGCATTTCTTGTTTCTTTAGCTCCAGCTCTGCCATCATCTTCTCACGATCAAGCTGTATTTCTGCTTTTGCTTTTTCCTGTTCAAGCTGGAGTTTTTGCTGGTCAGGATTTTGCTGCTGTGCCGATTGCTGTTTCTGCGCCATTCTTTGCTGAAGCTCTGGCGGTAGATTATCGGGATCAAGGAAGAAATCGCCGCCGTTTTTATATCCGGCCATGCCCAGCATTTGCACCAACGTGTTCCTAAATTGACCCACAGTCACAAGCGGGTTGTCAGGGCCAAGTGTTGCCAGTATCTCTTTTTGCTGCGCGGCTACCTGGGCCAGGGCAGCACCGCGCTGTCTCTCATCGCCATTACCAAGACCGACATTTACAACAACATCAAATTCATTGTCCCAGTTCGCAGGGTCCATCGGCACGAACTCATTTCTGAGCCGGATAATGCGAGGCTGCTGCTGGTGCTTTTGTACAAGCTGAAGGATGCAGAGCATCAGGCGTTTGACGCCGGTCTCTGCAAACACCCTGGCAATCATTTCGACCTTGGCCTGTGCTGCGGAAACAGTCGCATTAACAGCAACGGCGGTACTAGATTGAAGCGCGTCGGCATCTAATCCCATGCTTGCTTTCGACAGGCCGGTTCGCATTTCGCGCATCTCATCAAGATAGGTGAGGAGCGGGAAGGCGGCAGGCGCTACCGATGGCGGGGTTAGGGGCTGCACCATCCCAGGCGCACGCATTCTCACGATACCGCCTGGACGATTAGCAATTAGATCATCGAGGTTAACCTGTCCCTCGACAGCGCCAACCTTGGCACTATTTGTCATATAGATATTATCGAGGATCTGCCGGATCACCGCAGTTTTGGCTTGCGTCAAGTCAATCAGTAATTCGGCAATCGACCGGCCCACCATGCGATGTGGCATTAATATTGGGCTGATAATCGAAAACGGAAACATGTGATATTGCTCGTTTTCAACAATCTCGTAAGAGTCACCAAGACAAACGACGCGGCGGATTTCAGACATCCCGTCATCGTCATAATCTGCCTTGATATAGACCTCAGTAACCATGACATCGCGCTGGCTCATGTCACTGACAGAATCTTGCGCCTGACTTTCCAGGTCTTCAAAGCGCGACTGCTTTTCGTTCATCGTATCGGTATCGACCGATCCGGCGTGATGCTCAACAGTGTCGCGGTCGTAACCCATCTCGATCAGGTCGCTGACCGTCATTTCGGTGCGATGAGCAACAAAGCGAGCGTCTTCCAGATTCTTGGCGCGCTGACTGAATAGAAATTCTTCCGGCGGGACGTTCTCAATTTTGATCCGGCCATCCTTTTGTGTCTTGCGAACACGCACGTCGAAGACCATCGGCGCTGGCATCATTTGACCATCCATGCCGATTTGTGGCTCACCCATCTCACGAGCTTCTTGACCGACAATTTCTATGTCTTCATCTGAAAGTAGGGCGGTCAGCTCGTTATCGGTTAAACCCTCATACATATCTTCGGTGACTTTTTCAGTCTCATCGAAGTAGTGCTTCACAATGCCCATTTTGAAAAGTAGGGCGTCTTTCATCCAGTTGTGCAGAACAACAAAACCATCGTTGTCACTGTTCAGAATAAAATTAACGTAGTCGGTTGCCTGCTTTGCAGACTCAACATCTTCGGGACCGCGTGGCTCAAAGTTTACAAATTTATCGCTGCTGCCAAAGATTTTCATCAGCGACGGCATGATCATTTCGATCACGTCAGAAATTTCAGTCTGCACAACCTGTGAGCGGCCCTCGACCTCATTACCCAAAGGGTTGCCGAGATAATAATCGAGCGCCTCGATGCGTTCCGCAGCATATTCACTGTCGTGAAAGTTCACAGCGCTTTCTATTTCGCCACGAACAATCGATTGTAATTCTTCTTTATCCATTAAATTAAGCCGCCGCTGTAAAGCTGTGAAGTGGGCAACGACGCACGTCGCCGCGCTATGTCTTCTTCTCTTGCGAGAAGTCCATCATAAATAGCGTTGTTTCTAAGCCGTCCCGTTGATCTCTGGCCTTCATCCGCATCAAGCAAACCAAGAGAAACTGGGCCTGTTGTTCCTTTTAGGATTATTCCTTCCTCTGAAACGTCCCGCGTTTTCCAAGGAGGATTTTCTTTTCGCTGCTCTTTTGTCATTCCTCGTCGCGCTTGCACATTTCGTGCCTCGACTTCGCCAGCTAGGCGGCGATAAATGTCATAAGAGTCGTAACTCTTCCAATCAGGGATAAGGTCACTGCGATTGTTTAGTACGTTGCCAACATTCTCTAATTCAAATTCTAACCCTCTGATTTTGACAACATCTTCTGTATTAAGTTTATTCGCTTTATATTCGGCTTTCCGTACCGCATTATTAAATTCTTTAATTGGGATGTTTTTAAATTTGTCATAAAAACCCCTGGCTAAACCGTACTTGTTTTGTAGGTCCATCCTTTCTCTGCGAGCCAGCCATTGCCCCCCTTTCTTAACCCACTCATTTAATTCTGGGCCGTACCGTTTGGGCTGGGGTCCAAGTTCTCGTCTGATATGGTCGCTATATTTGTACCAATCGCTTTGACTGAACAAATCGCGGGGCCTTTTAAGATTTTCATTATCCCTTATTCTTTTGATGCTTCGTAAGTGTGACAAATCTTGTTTTGCCTGATCTGCAATTTTAACAGGCTCCGAGCCGCCTAATTCACGAATTTTAGTATCCAGACTTTTTTTGTAGTCGCTAATTGACGTATTCGTATTCCCGCCTTTACCAAAATTTTCACGAAACTGGATAGCATGTTGTAATTCATGCAGCAGGACACTGTGCATGGACTCCGCATCTGTCCCCAGTGTGTTTATGCTATACCGATCTGGGTAGAATTTTTTATATAAACCGTGCTGCTGCTTTTGTAATATTTCATATTTTTTTTGGGCTAATCGAGCCGCGTCACCAAGAGGCCCGTCAACAAATTCGCCTAACTCATTCTGCCCTTTTGTAATTATATCAGAAGCGTTATTCATCTGATCTTGAATAGCGTTTGTTTCTTTTTTGAATGCGGGTGATGAAGCTTCAATGCTACCTCGTGTCAGGCTTCCACTTTCCCGACCAGACGGCAATAAACTTACGGTAACGTCTTTTAATTCTGGGTAGGCTTCTAATAACGCTTGATGTTGAAGCAATCCTTCTACTGAACCCTCTATAGGTTCTCTTTTTGGCTCGTAACCTGTCAAGGCTCCATGCGCTCTTTTTGCCTCTGTATGTGGCTTTGTCCAACTGCCTTTTGAAGGTTCATTAAAAGCGAAATCATCCCATTTCGGCTTTAATTCAGTTCCGCTATCGTCGATCTCAAACTTCCATTTGCCTTCGACATCCTTGAACCAGCCTGTTTTTTGCCAGATATCCTCACGGCTTGCGCCTTTTTCAGCCATATCTTGTGCAATATGATACATGCCGACATTAGCTGTTTGTGCCATTGGGCCTGCAAATACACCTAAAGTTGCGCCTTTAGGAGCCAATCGCCCCGCAAGAAGTCCAGCAGGGGCAACCTCTAGCATATCAATAAATGTTTGACCGGCATCGACTGGACGATGACCTCTAACAGTCTGACCCATTCTGACCGCGGCATTTCCCACATCACGAGCTAATCCAGGCA